TGAAAATAAGCTTTTATTTTCTTTAGAATTGAATCCAACAATAATTACATCGACCTTATCAAGTGGTTTAATAACTACAACAAGTTTAGGCTTATTATGTAGTTGTTTTGAATTGTGGAGGGGTAGTTTAAATTTAACATTTAAATTTGCCAAAACACAATTTCACTCAGGTCGTTTAATTTTTGTTTGGTTTAATGCTGATATTGGTTCTGTACCAACAACTTATTTAACTGAATATGCTAAAAATCCTGCTATTCAACTTGATCTTCATGATAAATTTGAATTAGATCTGAATATTCCATATATTCAAGCTACACCTTGGCTTAATATCCATAGTGTAGATTCAACTTTTAAAAGAAGTAATGGTTGGTTAGGAGTTTATGTTGTAAATACCTTACAAGCTGCTCCATCTGCATCTAGCACAATTGAATGTGTTGTTGAAGCTAGAGCTGGTAGGGATTTTGAGGTAGCAATACCTAAAACTCCTGAATTGTTAGGTAATTTCATCAATCCAGAAGCAAGTACGTTACCCCCTTCATATGAATATATTCAATTATTAGGTGGTAGTATATCGGGATTTGTAAATTTGACTGTTCCTTGGAATAGTTCAACATTTACATTAAGTGCATCTACTCCCGTTACATTACCAGTTGCTCCTTCTAATACATTCTTGCGAATTATTAATAGTGTTGGAGAAATTGAAAATATTAATGTGTCTGGTGAAGTAATAACTTTAACAAATGAATTTGTTATTGATGGTATGTTAACTGTAAATTTATTAGTTTCCTCTATAAATTATCCAGTAATAATTCATCAAGCATGGTTAGATGATTCAGAAGCATTACCTTATAATTGGATAATTGTTTATTCCCCAGCTTTTCGTCATGCTGAATTACAAATTTCACGTGATGAATCCTATAAGGGAGTTGACGGTGTTTCAATTTTGGGTAGTGTTCCAGAACAACAAGTCGCTGATGTAAATAAAGATACAGTAGGTGAAGTTGTTAAAAGTTTACGATTGCTTTTAAAGCGTTATGAACCTGATTCTAATCATGTTGTTTCTAATGCTTTTGGTCGATCTTTTTTCTTTATCAACCCAGATAATTTTTCTTCTTTAGGAACTGCGTCTGCGTCTTATTTATCTTTATTTTTTCCAGCATATCGTTTTTGGCGTGGTTCAAAACGTTATAAATTCGTTTTTGAAATCGGGCCACCAGGTATTTTGTATCCTGTTTATTTTTTACCAAATTATAATTTGAATACATTAAACTTTGACCCTTCAGTATCATCTGTTTCAACAAATCTTCATTTTCCAGATAATGAAGGTACGTTTGAAGTGTCTGTTCCATACTACAATAGGAATAGATTAACTATAACAGGTGATGTTACTAATGCTAGGTTACTTTCTCCTTTAAGTAGAAGAATAGTAATTGATGCAATAAACCCTTACACTTTTCCTCAAGTTAGGTTATATTCTAATATTGGTGAAGATTTCACCTTTGGGATGTGGCTTGGAGCTCCAACTCTTACTGCCACTTCTCGGACCTAGTTTCAGAGAGAATTGTATTGTATTTTGTTATACTAATAGAGGAGCGTTAAGTCTTCAGGCAGAAATGTCGCGTGTCGTTA